ACCCACCGTGTATATTAGTAAAGGGGCCCCCCCAACCCCCCAAGGGGGGCACTGATATATATATGGAGATAGACCTAACGAGTGTGCCTAAACCTAAACCTAACGGGGAATAGGGGCTTCGCCCCTTTCCCCTACCTACAATGTCCGAGCCCTAACGAGTGTGCCTATAAAATCACTTTATGGGTATTTAAGTACGCTCTGGTCAAAACCACCAGCGCGAAGATAATACGAATAGCGCTTGACAGATGCTACAACTACATCCGAAATTGTAGCTTGTCGGACGACAGAAGAAGCATAACCTGGAGCCCCCTGCATCTGCCAAAGGAAACCTTCGGTCCAACCACGCTTGATGTTGAGAGATCTGAGCGTAGAGATGTTGACAGTCTTGTTCATCGGGATTCTCAAAGACTTCTGGATAGTACCTTGAGCGGGAACAGTAAACTTTTCCCTACGGACGATCTGAAAGTGGGAACAAAAGAAGGGGGACTGGAATGGAGTCGAACCAACAGTAAAAACTGTCAGAGGATCAGAGTTGGAAGGGTCAGGTTGTTCTCCAGTATCCGGATCAGTAGGAACACCCTGTTTGAGGAAACCCATTTCATAATAACCTCCTGGGTTATTCAGTGCGCCATTCGAGAATTGACGCCCATCTTTGCGGCACTTGAAGTGATAACATTCAAGAATGACCGAGGTAGTAGCGTTATTGGTAATTGATACCTCAATGTTCGCCGATTCAAATGTAATCAGCTTCGAGGTATTGGTCAAAGTAGACAATGTCGAATTTTGCAAATCGTCAAAGATCGTAGGATCCATGGTGGCACGTGCGATATCTCCGACATCTTTGTGGCCAGTGACTCCGTCAATAGAATACAGTTCAGTCGAGAAATAGTTGGTCGTGTCAGCAAGTGACTGCACCCGCTGGACATCGTTGATGACCCATTTCTTTAGACCAAGACGCTTGTCAGCGATATAGTCCACCTTCTTCTTGAAGGATGTCCAACGCTTACGTTTACGACGAGGCATGCGCTTGCGCACATAGTCAACCTTGTAGTCATGATGACCGGTTATAGGAACCGGCTCAATAGTTCTCTTGCTACGCGAAGAGCCAGACGTTCGACCCCAACTCTTACGAAGAGCGCGACCAGCCCACGCACCCGCTCGCAGAGCCATGCGACCATGGGAAGGCTTGAAACGATATCCCCGACTGCGTTTAGCCATTTTAGGGAGGAAGCGTGGATACGTGGTGTCACATGATAAATCACATGATCAAACTCAACCCCACACACATTTTCCAGAGAGGCCCATATAGATAGCCGCCGCCCCAACGCCGAGAGCCTTAGGTAATATTATTACGGCTCTCTGGCGTCAAGATGACTCGTTCAACATTCCGACTCGACTCGTCACAATTCTTCCTGACGTATCCCCAATCTCGTCTGGAACTCGACGGGGCCTTTATTAGCCTAAAGGAGCTCGAGGTTTCCGGTGTCAAACCTATCAAGGTCCTTGTGGCGGAAGAAGTTCACCAAGACGAACAAGTTCACCATCACGCCTACGTGCGGTTCGCTAAGAAGGTTACCATTCGGGACCCTCATGTTTTCGACATCGACGGACGTCATTGCAACGTGCAATCATGTCGTTCGGCCAAAGCGGTTATCGACTACGTGACCAAGGGGGGAAAATTCAAAGCGGACTTCGAAATCAAACTGGGGCGCGCGGCTGCGCTCAAGCAGATGATCGAGGAAGCCAATACTCCTGACGAGTTCTTACGCGAGGTAGTTCGCACCGATCCCGAATGGGTCGTTGCCAGGTTCACTAGCTTACGTGCATTCGCAGAATGGAAGTTCACAAGCGGATCCAAAACGTGCGATCCAGTTCGAGACTTTGCGTCATTCAGTGCCGTCCCCGACGTCATCACCCGGTTCAAACAACAACTCATCACCCATGTGCCCGGAACCCGTGACATGCGTTCTATGTGGATACATGGCCCTTCCCGACTGGGCAAAACCCAGCTCGCCCGATCCCTCGGAAATCATTGCTATATGCAAGGAATATGGAATCTGAAGTGTCTGTCGGACAATTCCCAGTACGCCGTCTTTGACGACATCGACTTCGAATCAATCAAATACATTCACAAACAAATCTTCGGTCTTCAAGAGGATGTCAATTTCACGGGCAAGTATATGCGCCCTACCACATTCAAATGGGGGATCCCTATCATTTTCATCACCAACACCCTTCCGTTTCTGGACTACGAGGTTCAAGAATGGATGGAAGTTAACGTAGACTTTGTCAATATCACCCACCGTGTATATTAGTAAAGGGGCCCCCCCAACCCCCCAAGGGGGGCACTGATATATATATGGAGATAGACCTAACGAGTGTGCCTAAACCTAAACCTAACGGGGAATAGGGGCTTCG